ATTTCGGATTTGAGACCTTGCTCAACTGCAAGTTGATTCTCAGTGAACCATTCGTCAGCAACATACTCAAGATAAGAGTCAACACGTTCGTTAAGTTCTGCTTTGACTCCTTCTGTTTCCTCAGCTAATTTTTCTGAGTACTCTGTTTCAAGAGATTCTTTGATTGCTGCAACTCTAGAAGTAATTGCTGCTTCAAAGATTGTTTTTGCTTTCTCTTGGAATTCTTCGGAGAGTTCCTCACCAGCAAGTAGAGCATTAACATCTTCTTCGATGTCAAACTCTGCTATGGTTTCGGTCTCTTCTACAACTTCCTCATCAGTAGTTTCTTCTTCAGCAACTACTTCAGAAGTTTCTTCTTCAGCAACTACTTCATCAGTAGTTACTTCTTCTTCTTCAATTACAGATTCATCAGTTACTAATTCTTCATTAGTACCTGGTTTCTCGTCTTTGGGAAGACTACCTGATTTTGCACCTTTGTTTACTACATCCTTAACTTGCTTAAGTGATGTACCAGGTGTTTTTAACTTTGCCGAGTTATCGTCGGGTTTGTAGTTATCTGGGGTAGGCCCTCCAAGATCCTCAACACTAGCACTAGTACCACCAGTTGTGAGTTTGGGCATTGCATCCCCTGCCTTAGCGTTAGCGTTAACAGCAGTCTTGGATTGTTGAGTGCCTACTTCCATTTCTTGTAAATCTCCACGAGACATTTGAACAGCTCCGATTTTTCTGTAATTAAAATCTATATTTATTTAGAAGTTTAAGAATTTACAATGATTTAATGAAATCATTGAATAATCCTAGTTTATGCTCATCGAGACGTTTTTGGTCTACTAGAGTATTGATTGTTGCTCTGGTTTTTGCTGCGAACTTCTCACGCAAAACTCCACCATCCCACACCCATTCCTTACCTTCCATAATGCCTTGAACAAAAGCATCAGGTGCAGATGGATCTGCAACTATGTCAGCAGCAGTTGCCAACATAAAGTCTTCACCAACTTCCATGAATCCTTCTTTGTTCTGTGCAATTGAACCAATTCCACGAGAAGAAACTCCTAGAGTAACACCTTCTTTCAAAAGTGACTCTGCAATTTTACCCATTGGTGTAGATAAAATCTGTGCCTTGCCTATAAAGTTGTTACCTTTTTGTTCCAAGGAAACAATTTTATGGGAAACTCTGTCGAGGTTCACGGTTGGACCTTCGGGATGACCTAACTCCCCTAAAGCACGACCTTTATTGATATACGATTCAGTATATCTTTTCACCTCTTTCTGCATAATAGGAAGACGATACATCCTCTGATTACGATTTACTGTTTCAGTCTGAAGAAAAGGCCCTTTAATATAAAGAGTCTTCTTACCACCTCTACTTTCGGTGATAACTTCTACAGCTTCAATTTCTTCTCTAATCAGTTTCATTATGCATCCCCTGAAGTTTGAACTTGTTGATACCAAAGTGCTCCAGTGCCATCTGCTCCATAGGAACTTACGGCAACAGATTTATGTGCTACTGCATAACTGTTTTGAGTATAAGCAGTAGAAATTCCACTACTATTTACATCACGCAGATGCAATTTAGCCTCACTATACCCATTAGGAACATATTCCTCATTAATTCCTGTAATTTCTTTGTGACTGAGATTCCAATTAGAATCATTAGCACCTGATATAGTAATAAAATCATTTAGATTAAATGGATTTTGTTGACCTTGAGGCAAGGTGATAATAGTTGTAGTTCCAGAAGATTCAATATTTTGAATCTGATTCATACGAACATCTAATGCTATAACTTCAGGTTGTGAAGTAGTAACAACATAGTCAGTTGCAGCTGCAGTTGCAGTTCCTGTGCTTATTGCTACATGAGCAGAAGCATTAAGAGCAACAACTCGTAAAGCATTCGATTTTACTGCAAAAGTACCAGATACTGCTGCAGATCCTTTTGTAATTGCAATGGAAGATGCTGTTCCAACGGGTCTATGTGCCATTATCGTTTAAAGTCCATTTACTATTTATTTATAATCAAGTTCCTTCAACCTCTTCAGAGTCAGGAGTATCATCTACTTCTTCCTCTTCAGGTTCTTGGAACATGGTGTTTGCTACGTCTGGTCTTACTCCATCAACTTTTTCAGCAGATTTAGCAAAAAGCAAATCTTTTATTTTATCGCTGATATTAGAAGGTGACTCATCGGCAGCAATCATATCCATTAATTCAGTTTGAGTAATGTCAGGCATGGTAAAGTATCATATTATAAAGTATTTATACGTATGTTCTAAGATAGTATTAATGAATACCACTCTTCGCTCATACCACTAATGATATTATCAGCCGATACTTTATCTTCCGCATATCCTTCTTCGATCAGATGCTTTAACACCTTCTCATAATTCTTATATGCTTCTTGGGTTTCCCTTGGAGTCGGCTTCATTTTTAATATCTAATTTTTTCTATTTATATTTCACCGCCCTTCGGTAACTCTGTTCTACCTGCATCTTTTGCACCATTAAGATCTGGTTCCATAACTGGAGCACCCATATCCATTCCTGCTGCACTCTGATCTAATGGTAATCCTGTCTCTGGATCTACTGGTATAGATGGATCAGGAATAGTACCATCCTTAATTTCCTTTTCAATAATCTTATCCTGTTCAATAATCTCCTCATCAGTCTGACGAAGGATCTTACGTCTTACATAATCCTGAGAGAAATACCTTCCAACATATGGTTCTGCTATTTGAACGCTATTTAATCTCTCATTTAATAACTCAGATTCTTTCAATTCTGAGAAGTGATTATCATATAAGAAGTCATATTGTATATGTTCACTCATCGTTTCCCAGTCTTCTGGAGTGATTACATTCTTTAAAATTAACTGGGTTTTGAGCATATCATTGAACATGTTTGCAAATCTTTTACGCAAACGTGCAACGAATTTAGTGAATTTTAATTCATCTCTTAATATCTCTGAGGATCTTCCGAGGTTAAATCCTCCCTCTCCGTCCATTCTTGATGGGGGTACATTGAGCGACCTATATAATTTCTTTTTGAAGTACTCAATATCCGTGATTTCACCAAGGTTTTGGCCTCCAGGCAAAGTAGAAATTTCAGTACCACGCCCTCCCTCTCGTCGAGGTAACCAGAAATCCTCAAGCATCGCCATGTATTTTTTGTCATCTCTGACCTCCCCTGTAGATGCGTCGTATACAAGTTTGTTACGATATCTCATCATTACGTCTCTGAGATATTGCTCTGCTTTGACTTTAGGTAAATTACCTACATCTATGTAGAATATTCTACGTTCTGGAGCACGGGATAATCTGTAAATTACCAGACTATCCTCAATCATTCTAAGTTGATTAAGTGACTTAATTGATTTGTGAAGGTATGAAAGAACAGATCCCTTATTTCTATCAACTAATCCAGAAGTACAATATGTAATAGAATCCTTTGCCATCTTAATTCCCTGGCTTGCACCAGTTGCATTAATATTACCTGTAGGATACTTACCACCTGGATTGTATATAAAATATTCTTCTATTTCTGGGAATCGATAATCCATTGGATCATCGTTGTTCTTCATTGTTAATTTTTTTCCATACTTATCATTTTCATTCTTCTTCTGCTGACGAACATGACGCATTTTCATTGCATCAATATAACGAAGTTCCTGAATCCCCTCCATAGGTTTCTTCAGATCAATAATTTTATGATAATAAATTCTACCATCAATATACCAGTTTCTATAGATCTCATGAGATTTTTTATCAAAATCTAATAGATCTTTAATATATTTAAATTCATCTCTAATTTTAGCCTTAATACCATCACTAGCATTAAGATTAGAGAGTTCAATTTCTACTGGAGTATCATGCTGATCAGATACAATTGCTTCATTCACAATATCTTCAATGGCACTATCCGCTTCTGGATGAAGTGCCATTTCACGATATCTTTTAATTAGATCATATTCAGTTTTATATACACCTTCAATATCTACATGAGTACCAAAAAAACCACTACTCAAATAGTGATCAACAGAGTCCTCCGCATTAGGAGGAACTGGTGAGATCGCTGTAGGAGATAGTGGTTCGGTGTCCTCTATCGAGAACCCAAATAACTTAGCCATGATTTATTGTATCTTTCTTCTATTTAGTTACCCATTAGGACCGCCAGCCCCAGCAAGAGAGAATGTCTGAACTTGGAAATCGACGGTAAATTCTTCGATTGCATCTGAAGAATCATAAGAAAGATCAATAGCAGATATATTTGTTGGGAAAATATCAACAAACTCATACTCTTTTAATACTGCATTAGCATTTCCATCACTGGTTTTGCTACTTGAAGCCTGTCCTCTACCAAGTTGATAAACTTTGGCATTAGTCATATATGCTGTAGGATCTGTAGCACCAAGGTTATTTGAAAGTTTTGAAATTAAATCCATCCACTCTTCAAATGCATTCCTAAGTTTAAACCCTTCATCATTTATGATTGTAACTGTCCATACATCAAAAGTTCTGTCTCCAGCAACTTTGAAAATACGACCCCTGAACGGAACATCAATGTTGGCAATATTAGATGCAGGTAAAGACGCTGCTTTACACATATATCTAAAATTGTCCGCATCCCAAGTAATTCCAGCAGGTAAAGTTGTTAATTCAACTTCAAATAAATTAGGCCTTGCACCGCCCCCAATGAGGGCGGCTTTAAATTGAGAAATCGTTTTATTCTCTCTGGTTGTTGCCATTTTTAGTGTGCTCCTTGTTGTTATTTAGATGATAATCAATTAAACTCGACCTGCGACTTCTTCAAATGAAACGCCTGTTCTAGTAGCAACAAACGTAAGTGTTACGTAGTTGATAGACTTGGCAGGTTTCAAGAAGATGTCAGCTCTAAATTCATTGTTATCTATAACATCAGGGGTATTGTTTGATGTATCGCAAACAACTAGGAATCCGTAGAGTCCACGTTTTGCTTCAATATCCCTTAAGTAAGGTTCAACAATGTTTCTGAAGTTTGCTCTGGTCAACTCATCGTTGAGTTCAAAGAGTTGTGCTTCTGCAGCCTTTTGAAGTGCTTGCTCAATCGTTAAGAATAAACGACGAACATTGATTCTATCAAAGGCAGATGCATATGCGAGAGCAGTCTTATCACCAAAGAGCAGTGTTCCTGTTCCTGGTTTTGTAATAACCGCATTAATTCTCTGCGGATATAGTTGATCTCTTTGATCCTTAGTAGGATTATATGCAAGTTTAACTGCATTATTAATCATACCTCTTTGCTGTCCAGCAGGAGAGAACCAAGGATATGCAACAACATTTGTCCTACACATTAGTCCCGCTACATCAGCGTTAGTTGGAATCCAACGGAACTCATTATTAAATCTATCGTATGTATACTTGTAACCACTATCAAATATTGCATAAGATGATGAAGTTAGTGGACTGAAGTATGTAAGTAAATTAGTCGTCTGCGTTGTTGTATTGGTAACATTAACAATGTCTCCCTTATGGGGTCCAATAGTAGCAACACAATCCTTTCTGTCTGCAGCAATAGCAATCAATTTATTTGCTTTTGCTTGTGATTGATCCTTAGCACCAAGACTTGGGCCCATGATCAAATAATCAACTTGAACTTCATCCTTGTTAGAGAACTTATCATAGGATGTCATCAAGTCTGATAGTGTGGCAGTCATACCACCATTTTCACCAGTTGAAGGAACTCCAGCAGAGTAATCTTCTCCGTTTCCTAAAGTATAAGTTACGTTACCGATAGCAGCGAACGTATTATCCTGTGCTTTTTGACCCCAAAGACCTTGAGCAGTTGTGTTCTTAGTCCAAGTAGTTGAGAAACCAGTTGCTCTTGGTTCAACAGGATGACCAGCCTTAGTATTATGTGCTGTGTCAATTGTTTGTGATGGATTGTATCCAGCATAAACATTTGGTGAGAAATCTGCAAGGAACTGTTTGTACCAGATCTTCTGTGGAGAATTTACTGCAGATATAGTATCTAATGCTTTAGATAGAGATACATGCTTCTCAAGAATCTGTCCTTTAATTCCAGTAACTGTTCCATAGTCATCAACTATAGCAACGTGAATACCATCATTCTTACCGTTTCTGTCAGTTACATAAACGTTAGAAGTTGGTTTTGGTGCTAGTGACTTCCAGTAAACTACTGAGTTCTCTAGTGCCAATGTCTGATTGTTGTACCAGTCTGTTGCTGTTTGAGCAGCGAATGATACAGCAACTTTACCACCACCAGTAGTACCAGTGTTAATACCAGCGTTGTTTACGAACCAAACGCTATCAGATGTATCGAATGATGCATACTGAGTATTCTCTGCATAACTTATTCTAGTTTCAGTTCCAGTACCATCAACTCTTGCAGTAATCTTAACATCAAAACTACTTGCACTGTCTGTAGAGTCAGTAGTAACACCAGTAATAATACCTTTAAGATATCCACTGAATGTTGATGTGCTTCCTGCACCAGGAACAACTACATCTGAAAGTGCAGCAGTAACACCGTAACCTATAATAGCACCAGCAGCATATGGATCTGTTGTTGTAATTCCGATTGTTTGATCTGCTAGATCGTCAATGAAACAAACTTTTAGTCCATTAGACCAAGAACCTGGATTCTTAGCAGACCATGTATAAGCTGAGGACTCGCTATAATTCTCTTGGTAATCGTCGTAATTTTTAATCTTGAGTGTGGCAGTAGATGCAGCACCAACGCCAGCATTGGCATTATTTAAATTGGTGTTATCTGTTCTACAAACCTTTAATACACCACCGTATCCTAAGTAAGATGCTGCACTCATCCAATATGCATACTGTGCATCTGTTGAAAGTGGTTTGCCGAAGACATTTATCAAGTCTTCTTCCGTAGAAATATCAATAGGTTCATCAATAGGTCCAATTGGAAATGGGCCTGCGATAGCACCAATGTTATCCAATACATTCTCAGCTCTTCCTACCGTTAAGTCAACCTCCCTGGTTAACACACCAGGAGATAATTGAGGAGTCGCCATGCTTTTTGTCTCCGTTAGTCTCAGTTTATCTGAAAATATTTATTAAAAACTACATTTACGAGAGGTATTCCCACATATAAGACTTATCACCATACTCATCTGCTTTAAACCATCTATCTCCTTCATCATCAACAAAGTTATCATCACCCATTCCATCATCCATAAAACCAAAGGGTGCCATGTCTTGTTCTATTGCATTCTTTTGTTCTTCATATAGTCTCTTTCTTACATCTTGGTCAGTTAATTCCTTAAAATAATCCTGTTGAACTAACCATGCATATATGACAAGACACATTGCAAGGTCATCATTACACCCATCTTCTGCCTCAAATGAATTGTTTTTCTGAATGAATGTAGTTAATTCACTCATAATATCATAATCACATGAAAGAAGTTTATCTGACTCTATTAATGTTTTTAAGTTAAGAGCACCAACTTTCTTTACAGTCTTGGACATCTTGACTCCAAGTTGAGTCTTTTTACCAGAGAATCCCTGACCCACAACTTGACCTGCTCTACCTCTCATAGAACACATTAACAAGTTCTTATACTCTAAATCATAATTTAATATAGATGCTACTTGATCTCCTACATCATTTACTTCACATAAAACAAATGCATCATTATAACTTTTCCCAACATCATTAAT